ATACCTCAAATCCAGTTGCTGCTGCTACTGGTAACGTTACAAACCAAGCTGTACAATTTCAAAACAATGGAGCACCCTCCAGACAAATTTTAGGTCCAAATATAAGTTGTAATGGTGCAACGATGACCTTCTCACCTTTTTATATGGGGAATCATACCACACCATTTGATGAACATATGGATCAATCTAGCTACACTGTAGCTGAAAACTGGGGGTTTCAACTTAACTTTATGGTACCCTTAGATGGGTCTATTGTTGAAACTTGTAAAGCACTTGGTCAAAGACAATTAGCAAAGATGGCTTTAGACTATGAATTAGTTAGAGCTAAGGAATGCGCTAATCTTCAAACTAAGGGTTTCATGATAAGTCCTGGAACCCGTGTATATCATTTATGTAGTGATATCATTCCTATTTCTACATATCTCAAAGCAAAAGCAAAAGCCCAAGCTTGTAAGGAACCACCTAAACCTTGGTGGAAACCATGGCATAAACCTCAACCCAAATGTAAATCATGATCGCACTTATCAAGCCCATCCTATTCGCCTTCTTGAAGTCAGATTCAGTAAAGAAGCTTGTCATAGATCTATTGGAAGCTTATGTTGCTAGAACTGACAATAAGCTAGACGATCAGGCACTTAAAGTAGTAAAAGAAAAACTATTCAGTTAAACTAATGGCATTAAAAGCCGAAGAAGATAAGTTTAATGAGTTACACAACCTGGTCACTGTAGAATTCCTAAGTAGAATTCGTAGTGGTCAGGCTACGACTCAAGACTTAAAAGCCGCATGTGATTGGCTTAAAACAAATGATATAACTGGTGTAGCATTTGAAGGTACACCTTTAGATAAGTTATCATCAATCATACCCAAAGTAGATCCTGAACTTGTAAAACGGAGAATGTATGGCAAAGTCATCCACGGAAACCTATAGGACTAATGCAAAGTCCAGAGCAAAACATGTAAGGGATAATAGTCCTGGTGGTAAGTATGCTCACTCTAAAAAGTATAAGAGAGACCATGCTTCTGCAAGATCTAAGTTAAAGATAAGAAAAGGTTCTAAAATGGATGCCTCTAAACAATCAGACGGTTCGTATAAAGCGGAAAGTCAAAAGACTAACCGTGGTAGAGGCGGAGCACAGAGGAGGTAGGTATGCCTGTAGATTATAAAAAAGATCAAGAAGAAAATAAAGAATTTGATGAAGCTGTAGACTCAGTAAGTCCTGAAGGTAAGTATCAGAAACCTCCTTTAAAAAATCTAAGAGAAGGTGTAAAAATTAGAAACCGTACTGGTACTGCTGAAGAATTAGGACTTGATTCAGGACAAGCTATTTCTGTAGCTGCTCCATGGGATTACTTTTTAGGTGGTGTTGCTGCTAAAAAGGCATTAGGTACTGCTATTGGTACATATGGATTAGATAAAACCCTTGAAGTTGGTATTAATGCATTATTTCCAGATGCACCTGATACTCTATTAGAACAGTTCATGAGAAACAAACAAATGGGTCTCGGAGCAACTGCAATAAAGGGTGCCAGATTAACTAAAGATACACTTCAAAACACATTAGACTCTGTATTTGATTTGCGTATACCTAATCCATTTGAAGTACCTACTTTATTTGAAACTGGTCAAGGTATGGGTCCAAGAAAGGGTGATGTAAAACCTGTAAGAATAACAAATAGAGATATACCAGGACCAGTAACTAATCCATCTATGCCAATAGAAGCATGGTTAGGTAAAAATCCTTTAACTGGTGAAGGTAAGATACAATTAGCTGAATCAGTTTATTTAGATACTCTTAAAGGAAGTAATAGAACAAAGAAAATAACAAATTATAAATTACGTGGTCAAGAAAGTTTTCAAAAATGGGCTAGAGAAGAGTATGTTCCTTTAATGGATGCTGCAGCTAAAGAAGCTGGTATGCCATCAGAATCTTTTTATTCTGTTATATCTAGTAAACCTGGGTTTAAATATATAGAACATAGGATTGCTAAACGTGCTGATTTAAGATGGTACTGGGAAATGACTGGTGATCCTAATATACCTTGGGATGTTAAAGCTAACGATGTAAATAATCTTAGATTACTTCTAGATGACAGATTTAAAAAACTTAAAGATGTAGTAGAAGTTCAAATTTATGGAGATAGCAAAGGTCTAGGAGGTATTAATAGTAAAATAGCAAATAATGCTGATAAATATATTGTTGATATACAATCCCCGACTCAAGGTAATAGGTTTATTGGTTTAAATCAAAATGCTGGTGATGTAGTTATTAAAAGAGCTGGTACTGGTGAAGAAGTAGGTAGAATTGGTGAGTATTATAATGTACTTTTCAGTAGTCAAAAAGATTTAATGCAGAGATTACCACTTAAATTCCCTGAATTAAAGACTATGACCACATCGCAACGAAAAGATTGGATAAGAAACTGGAGAAAAGGAATTCTTCAAGACCATTTAGATATCATAAGAAATAAAGAAAAGAATTTAGTAGGCTTAACTGATACTGAAAAATCTTTTAAAATAGACCAAGCTTTATTTGATGATATGGTAGATTTTAGACAAGAATATGAAGGAGTACTACCTTTCTTAACTAAAGGCGAAATAGCTACATATAGAAAACAGATGTCCCTTGCAGAAATAGAGAATATTAGAAGAAGTAGTAGTAAACCTAGGTATAAACCTATAGTTACTGAAAAACAAAAACTAGAAGGTATTTTTCTAAATAAAACTCAAGAAAGAAAAATAATGGATGCTAAAAGAAAAGGTAGATTTAGTCAACAAGATTTAGATGATATAATAAATGAAGCATCACGTACACCAAAATGACTAATTCTTTAACTGCTCTACAAGACGACTTCAAATTATTCCTACAAGCATTATGGAGGCAACTTGACTTACCTAGTCCAACAAGAGCCCAGTATTCAATTGCTGACTACTTACAAAACGGTCCGAAGCGTCTCCAGATCCAAGCCTTCCGTGGTGTTGGTAAAAGTTGGATTACTGGAGCGTTTGTTCTCTGGACTCTATTCAATGATCCTGAAAGAAAAATAATGATCATTTCCGCATCTAAAGAACGTGCGGATAACATGTCAATCTTCTTACAAAAACTAATTATTGAAACCCCATGGCTAACTCATCTTCGTCCGAAATCAGACGACTCTCGTTGGAGTCGCATCAGCTTCGACGTAAACTGTTCTCCTCACCAAGCCCCAAGCGTAAAGTCGGTGGGCATCACTGGACAGCTAACAGGAAGCAGAGCAGATTTAATGATTTTGGACGATATCGAAGTTCCTGGAAACTCCATGACGGAGCTAATGCGTGAAAAACTTCTTCAACTCTGTACGGAAGCTGAATCCATCCTCACACCCAAAAGTGATAGCCGTATTATGTATCTCGGGACTCCTCAGACTACTTTTACTGTTTATCGTAAGCTGGCAGAGCGCTCGTATCGTCCCTTTGTTTGGCCCTCAAGATATCCAAGAAAAGACAAACTTAGTCAATACGAAGGACTCCTTGCTCCTCAAATAGTTGAGGATATAGATAATGGAGTTGAGGAATGGTCAGTAACAGATCCTGACAGATTCAATAATGACGACCTAGTAGAACGTGAAGCATCTATGGGTCGTTCTAACTACATGCTTCAATTTCAACTAGATACCTCTCTATCAGATGCTGAGAAGTTCCCCCTTAAGATGGCAGACCTTATCATTACTAGTGTTAATCCTAGTACTGCCCCAGATAATATTGTATGGTGTTCTGATCCCTCAAATGTTATTAAGGATTTACCAACTGTCGGATTGCCAGGAGACTACTTCTACTCACCTATGCAAATCCAAGGTGAATGGACAGATTACACAGAGACTATATGCTCCGTAGACCCCTCTGGAAGGGGTACAGATGAGACTGCAGCAGCCTTCATTTCACAAAAGAATGGTTTCCTATACTTACATGAAATGAGAGCCTATAGAGACGGTTATAGTGATAAGACACTCTTAGATATACTAAGAGGTTGTAATAAATATAACGTCACCAAACTTGTAATTGAAACTAACTTTGGTGACGGTATGGTATGTGAACTATTTAAAAAACATCTACAACAAACTAATCAAGCAATTGACGTAGAAGAGGTACGTGCTAATGTTAGAAAAGAAGACCGTATCATTGATTCTCTTGAACCTGTTCTTAATCAGCATAGACTTATTATTGATAAATCGGTTATAGATTGGGATTATAAATCTAACCCAAATGCTGCTCCTGAAGAACGTCTCCAATACATGCTCTTCTATCAAATGAGTAGAATGTGTAGAGAAAAAGGTGCAGTCAAACATGATGACAGACTTGATTGTCTCGCTCAAGGTGTCAAGTATTATACTGACGCTCTCTCTATCTCCGCTAACGAAGCAATCAAACTTCGTAAACGTGATGATTGGAATTCTATGCTTCAAGATTTCCTCGATAGTCCTAATAATAGTGCAAATCATGTTGTCTTAGGTATGAATAAAAAACAAAGAGATGAAGCACGTGGTATTGAAACCCAAAAGGTAGTCCCTACCTGGATAAATTAGACCACTCACTTATACAGGGAGAGAGAAGGGTGGACTCTTTCCCCCAGAGGAGGGATCTCACGACCCTCCTCTACCTATTAACTGGATATCATCTCTTTGATATCTCTTTAATTACTACCCCCTAACACTTATGACTGCCCCTAAACAACATAAACAGCGTTATTATTATATATTTTGGGCTATAGCGACTTTCTCTGTCCTATTAGGTCAAATATCCGTAGTAAAAACCTATAACCGACTATCTAACAACCTAGAAACCATTATTATTGAACAAGCAAGACAAAAAACTAATAAAACTGCATACTAAAGCGCAAGACTGCCTCTCTAGAGATAAAGCAGTTAAAATAATTAAAAAATATGATAAAACTCGTAAAAAAATGACAAAAATCTCTGAAGTCTATTAACGATGTAGCCTGGACGCTATTCCTCCCGATAGGGGTACCGATTCCCTGGATATTATTAATAAGTTCACAGTTTTAAGTGGAAATATTCTGTACAATACAATATTAATTGAAAGTAAATAGAAATAAATAGGAAATAGTGCTGCTATCTGTTTGCGATCTGATGAGTCTTAAATGGGATGTGTGGTACTGAACAAATATAGTTGAAAAGAGAATTAGATTTGCTATAGTAAAGACATCAAAGGAAGACAACAAGTTTACTTTGATCTTAGTTAAGTCTCAGATAAGAAGTCTGGGTTTCCTAACAAAAGGTAGCCAAGCTAACTAATCTGAACTATACTAAGGACATCAAGGGAAGGAACTTGAAACTTTATATGAAGTCACTCAGTTAATTCTTCTCTTGATCTTGAGTCAATCATCCAATACTAAGAGAAATCTTCTATAAACTAATCAGAGTTTGCAGAGCTTATCTAACGGGAACCGTCGAGAATGAACGGGCCGAGTAATGCCAAGTTCAAATGAGTTATTACTGCTTTATAGTTCGGCACCTTTGAGGAGAGGCATTTGAATAATCAAGATCCATTGACTCATTTAATATGGGCATCGAGGCGATCCGTCAGGATTTAATTCTAGTCTGCCAAACTAGGTCGTGTAAGTCCCATTTTGATCCTATAGTTTAACGGTTAGAATGTAGCCTTGTCACGGCTATGATCCGAGTTCGATTCTCGGTAGGATCGTTAGCTATTTAATTAGCTATTCAATTACAAGGATTACTATGAATGCAATTCAAGAGATTAAAAGGACTTATAGTCTCGAAGACTTCCAAGAAATTGCTAATCATGGCTGTCAATCTGGTGTGTGCTCTCAACACATATATTATGGTGACACCATCGGCTTCTTTGAAAAGTATGAAGACGAGATTATGGACTACATCGAGTCTAACTATGGTATTGAGTTCTTAATTGATTTATTCAAGGACGCTGACGCAAGCTTGACTCATTATAAGAACAGTGTAACATGGTGTTTCATAGAGATGATAGCCTTTGAAGAAACTGAAGCTCTTCTCCAGCCTGCTTGAGGTTGGATAAGGGACTCACTAATCCCTTCATTCACTTACTAATTTATTAACTATGAAACGTTATGGTATTGTAGGTATAACCAAGAAGGAGAATGCTCAGCTTGGTTTACTACTTAAGTACATCTTTACAAATGATGAAGTTTATAACTCATTACCTCAAGATGTATTACAATTCCCTGATGACTTAAACAAATTAGCTGCGAGGTATGCAAATGCGGTTTGATACAGTACATGAGTACTATCTACAAGATCCTTGTATCCACTGGTGTGAGGATCATAATACTCTACTCATCGCTAGTCATGGTGAGAATACCAATCGACTAATGATTGAGGGTTTCGATAAAGAAGCCATCGAAAGATTTAGACTTGAACTCAACAAACTACACCTAGAGGAGGCAGTCTCATGAGTCTCATCAAAACATATCTACTTGAGCAACAACGTAAGCAGCAAGAAATCTGGTTACGTATGATGACTAAAGAACATGATAACGCATTATGCTATCGTGGTATTCACTATACTAAGGAGAATAAATGACTACTAAATCAAGACGTAGGAAAACTAAGCCAGTAACAGTTACTAAACCAGTAGATGTTGGTGTCTTTGAGATAGTATTACTACCTTTCCTATACTTAGAGTTATTGGTTAGAACTATTCTTAATAGATTCTCTCCTTCTGCCTTATCTTAGGCAGACTGAGGGATTCACAACCCTTATTGTTTATTAATTAAACTCTTATGAGCTGTACTAAAACATATAAAGTTACACTCAATGTAACAACTAAATCAGATCCAAAGGATATACTTAATTTTATTCAAAAGAGAGTTAAGGATGCATTACCTGTACTATCTTTATCCTACGATCTAGTAGAAGATAGACCTACTGATGTTGAACATCATGGAGGTATAACTAATGAAGAAGACTAGAGAATGGTTAATATTAAATGCTGTTAAAGCGTGGCTTGTTAACTATGAAGATAAGGAGACAGAATTAACTCCGCAATATCAAGAATTACACAAGGAGTTATACAGTGCCTTCATCACCAATGATACTCCCGTTCAAAAACGGGGACGTCCAGCGAAAAGAGCGAGGAAAAAAACGACCTCAAGCAATGAGGCAAGCAAAGAAAAGGTTGAAACACCTTAAGAAAACACTTAATTCACAGTCAAGCCGCCATGCCTAAGTATCTATGCTTATTGGAGAGTGGTAGAGATTTTATCCTGGACTCTCCATATCTAGATGATGATCTAGAAGATGTAGATCAATTAGCCTATGATGCTGTTGAAGAAGCAGCATATATGGATGATTATCTAGTTGATATAAGGAGAATATATGACTAAGAAGAAAGACTTTCCTAATAATTGGAAAGCAATTAAAGATGCACCTTCACATTACTTTGAAGATCTACCATTTGAACAATTCATGGATTGGCGGGCGGATGCATGGCAGATACCATCATCTATCCAGTGTATTATCCGTGAGAGAAACATAGAGACTGGAAAGATTACTGAACACGTATATAATACACGTGGTCATGCTAAACGTAAAGTACAATCTATTATGAGTAAAGGTGAGAGTGAGTTCTTCTTATGTGATCATGAAGGTATCCATCACCTATTCCCAAAGGAGCACTTTAATGAAAGAGACTATGACTACGAGATCTGATTTATATACCTATCAACAACAAGCTCTTGACTTATTAGAGATGAGAAGAGAGGATGGTACTATGAATGAAGATAACTATCAAGAATGTAAACGTCTTTTACAAGAACAAATAGCTGATGAACTCGACACCATCTATCGCTCAAATTGATGAGCAAATTGAATTGGAACGAGATCAAATACGTCAAGGACTTAAAAGACTACAAGATCAGAGTATTAAACTAGAAAACCAAGATTATGCGTCAGCTACTATTTACGGTATCTCTAGTATTGACACTCTCTTACCTTTATTGGTACAGAGAATTAGTGATACAAATATTCGGATACACAAAGGACATAATGGAGTGGCCTTCAGAGATGTTCATGAATATCTAAAAGGTATCGAACCTGTTGCGGCTGCTGCTATAGCATGTAAGCTAACCTTTGATAAAGTATTTGGATACAAAGAGGGTAGTAACGTAGCTGTTAATGTATGTACTTCTATTGGTCATGCTATTGAAGATGAATGTCACATGAGACATTATGAAGAGAATGCACCTGGATTATTACATACATTAAAGAAGAATTACTGGCATAAATCTATTGGTACTCAACAAAAACTTACAGTGATTCGTACATTAATGAATCGCTATAATATTAAACCTTGGACATCTTGGAGTACTGGAGTACGTGTTAGATTAGGTAGCTGGTTATTAGATTGTATTATGCAATCAAGTGGCTGGTTCTATAAGATTCCAATTAGACAAGGGAAGAAAACAGTAACACATGTTGTACCTACTCCTGAATTTCTGGATATAAAAGATGAGGTAATGGCTAATGCTGAGTTATTCAGTCCATTAGCATGGCCAATGCTAGTACCACCAAGGGATTGGAGTAATGAAACTCCTGGAGGTTACATACTTAATGAAGTCATGCATGGTCATGATTTAGTTAGGCGTGCTGACCACTCTCTTATACAGGGAGAAACACCATTGACCTTTCTTAATAAGATACAACAGGTTGGATACAAATTAAATCCGTTCACAGTCAGAGTCGCAGAGCAATTGCAACAGGCTGGCATTAGTGTTGGTAAGTTTCTTCCTATTATTCATTATGATCTACCACCTAAACCAATAGATATAGCAGATAATAAAGAGTCTCGTAAGAAATATAGACGAGAAGCTGCTGAAGTAATGAATAAGAGAGCACATGAATTCAAAAGGTCATGCCGAACACGGATGACTATGGAAGCCGTACAACGTTTTAAAGATCGTGATCGCTGGTTTTTACCTTGGAGTTTTGATTATAGGGGAAGGGCTTACCCAATTCCTGCATTTCTTACTCCGCAAGATACAGACTTTGGAAAATCACTCATTAACTT